ACTTGAGTATCTCCTGATGCCATAAAAAAATCCTTTATTAAAAGTAGGGAGCCGAAGCTCCCCACAGTTTAGTCTATTAGTCTGCGTCAGCTACACTAAGTGCTGTTCCATCACTCACATCAACTACTCCAGAAGCGTTGGATAATACAACGACTAAAGAAGCGGTAGGTGTGTTTGAATCATGAACATAAATTAGATCACCAACTTTTACTTCATCAGATACTAAATTAAAGTAAGCTGCTGTGTTCATTGTTGCTAGGCTATCCGTAGTGGTATAAGACCACATTTGGGGTGCAGAACCTCGTTTGCTCATGCCACCAATAGGATTCCATCCTGTTCTTGCAAATGCCATTTTATTTTCTCCTTTCTATATTATTAAGATTCACGACAAACTATGGAAACCTGACCATTTACATCAATGGTTCCCGCTCCAGCAGCGTACATTGCTGAAACTAAGAAAGACGTTTTCTCAGGAATATAGTTAATTTCCGTTTTAGCTGCCATTCCTACCGCACAGGCAAGAGATGATTTATGAATTGCAAAACAGAAACGATCGTTAGATCCGTCTTTTACAATTCCGCCTTCTGTCATATCACCAAGTACATGAACTTGCATACCTAAGAAAGTATTAACTTCCCCAGCTACCAAGGCTTTTATCGTTTGGAAATCAGAACTAATCGCTCTTTCATCTGCTAACAACGAGGCTAAACTATTCGCATGAATAATTAAATGACGATCAGTTGGAGGTACGTTTTTAGCATCAAGGCCTTTTTTAGCCGCTAAGATTTTTCCAACATTCAGGTCACTAGCTCCTGCTGACCCTGAGGTTACAACAGTATTGGCTACAGTAGTAGCAGGAGATCCTGCTTCTAAAGCATCAATTAATACCTGTGTTTCTCTTCTTGCAATCGCATTTCCAAGCATTGTTGATAATTCAGATCTCTCATCATAAGAAACTTTTTGGTTATCAAAAATATCAGAATATTCCGCTGCAATATAATTGCTAATTGAAACCTCAATCAACTCTGAAGCTACGTTTAACGGAACTACGTCAGATTGTGGGTTTCTAATGCTACTAGTACCAGATGCAAGTTTTGGAAATTTTACAGAACTACCAACAACTCCTTCTCTCATTCTAGCAACGCCTTGTAAAGCTCTCGCACCTTGATAGGCCTGATGAACTTCTGAGGCAAACAGCGTTTCAAACGCTGGACTTAAATTTGTGGACATAAGATTTACTCCTATTTAAAGTTAAACAAAAAAATTTATTCGTCTAAGGTTGTAGGAATAATCCTGCCTGACTTTAGGTATCCGCCTAATACGATCTCATTTCTGAGAAGCCAAACTAGCTCTGATTTTTTTCAGAGTTATTAGTTAATATTATTTATAAAACATATCAGCGTAAATTGCAAATAAAAAGTAACATCTAGGTTTTATCAAAATAACGATGGTACGTTTTCTTCATAAATTTTTTTATAAACGCTTTGATCCAAGACCTAAGATAAAACTTTGCAATTCGTATTGGAATGAGTAGCGGTGTTGTCAGTATATCGAATATCAGTAAAAAAACATCTACTCCTGCATCAATGATATTATCAGCATCTTTAAATTTTTGTTTTATTTTAGCGAGTAATTTCATCGTTTTGCTCTATTTTTAGATCTTGATAATACTTTTAAATTTGAGCGAGAATTGTTTTGAGGGTTGCCATCTTTATGATCAATATCTTTATTATCATTTTTACGAACTAACCCTTCCTTCATTAATAATCTTCTCGCTCTATTTCTCTTACTTCTGTCATTAATAGATTTTTTTGAAGATTGAAATTTTTTATATTCTTGTTTGTAGTTTCTCATCGCTTATTGTAAAACTCCTCAAAGTCTCGCTCTACTTTTTTTCTAAATACAGGGTCACTAGCATACCGAGGATCCGCAACAAGTGATTTTAATTCATCCTCATCCATGCCTTGCCCAGATACACTTACCGCTGGTATTTCTCTTTCACCCATCATAGATCTAAATTTATTGAGTAAGCGTTGCCCTTCGGCAGTACCACCCCAAACTTCTAACTCTTGATAATCTTCATTAGATAAAACGCCTTTGCTAATTAACGACTTACCCCATTGGACATTAGATTTAATAATACTATCCGCATTTTCTCCAAGTTTTTTCTTTTCTTGTTCTACAGAAATTTCAGCATCTCTTGCAACTTCTCCATTCATCTCAGCAATCTTAGTTGCTAATTCATCAAATGAATCTTGAGAAATATTATTATTTTTAGACCATTCAGCAAAGGTCTGAACTACAGGATCATCATCTGCATATCCTTTTTCTTTAAGTGCATCCAATGCATATTCTTTTGGAGCTTTGTGATCTCCGCCATGCAGCTTCTTTTCTAGTTGAGTATATGATTTTGCGAGGGCCTCAACATCAGGACCTTCTGTTTCATGCCAAAATTTTTCTGGAAATGTATCGGGCCTTTCAAACTCAACGCCATCGATATTTTCGCCTTCAACAATTGTTTCTCCTTCTTTAGCTGACATCCCTTCATCTTCGGTTGTTTTTTCTTCCTCAGTTGCTTCACTCATTAATCCTTGAGATGGTTGTTCTTCTTGAGTTTCTTCTTGAGTTTCTTTTTCAGTTTCATTCATTTTTAGCTCTCCTTAATTTTAATAATATTTCTCTTATAATTGTATTCTGGCCATCACGAAAATAACCAAAACTGCTTTCATACCCTGGAGTCCAGGTAGGTGCATCTAAGTACGTTTTCTTTAGATGTAATAATAATTTCCTGCCATCCTCGGTTGAAAATACTTTGTAATATAATTTATCTAAGTCTGTTGGCTCTAGGTGAGCTGTTGGATTTGGGGTGGCATCGAGGCCCTCCCATCCAGGACTATTGATTGACTTCTGCTGGTTGTTGTTCGGTTGCATTATTCATACCTTGTTGTTGAGCTTGTAATTGAGCTTGAGCCTGGATCTGTTGTTCCATGACTTGTTGCATCTGCTGACGTTCTTCAAATGTTGTAATTGCTCTCATATCCAAGCCCATCGACTCTGAAATTATATCGCATATCTCTTCTACTTTAAATGTCATTTGACCTGTAGGTCCAAGGCTAGAAGCGATCTGCACATATTGCATGAGCTTATTAACCTTAACCATGTTCGTAGCCATTGCGATTTCACCGATAGGCTGGATTTTTACTTGTAACCCATTTACTTTTAATGGTAGCTGTATAATTCCTAAACTATCCATAACCTCTAAAGTTCTCTTAACCACAGGATACATAGTCTCATTAATTAATCTTCCATAAGCACTTCCTAAATTTTGCGAGAGCTGTTTCATTCTCTCCGCCACTTCTAAAGCAGTACGAGCTGACATATTGTCTGGCGGTAAGGATTCATCGAGCAAGATCTTTTTAATATTCATTCTAAGATCATTCGTAATAATTTGACTGAGCTGCGGATCTCCTGATCTTGGCAAAGGTTGTAAGTCAGCTCCTCTTGGCCCTCCATTACTCGAAACAGGAATAATCGCTCCAGGAACTAAATTGATACTATTAGGATTTACAATGCCTGAATCAATCGCAGTATAAACACCTGCAATGGTAAGTGATGCATTTTTAAGTGTTAGCTCTAACACTCGGTTTAAAGTTTTAATATCAGGTAAAGCGGTGAGAACAGGGTCTCGACCATAACGCTCATTTGCGACTTTCATATATCTGGCAATTACCCACGGAAACGATTTTAAATCTCGATATACCAATTCATATTGGCCCGTATCATCTATAATCTGGTAGTGATACCGACCTGTATTTTTATCGTAGTAGGTAGCCTCAATCAATTCTACTACCTCGGATTCTCTGCCAATATAACGGGTTTTCATTTCTTGCGGAATATTAATGTCAGGAAACTCTTGATCTAAAACATCAAAAGGTTTTTTCATTCTTCTGTACACTTTATCGACAGTACCAAACGGGCCTTCTTCAAAACTAATAAGAAACGTAGGTACAGCAGTATAACGAATCGGTGTAACTTCATCGCCAGGTTGGATGAGCATCACAGCGGTTCCAATAGCTAATTCTAACAAGAATTCGCCCATACATTGGTCAAAGTTGGACTGTCTCATAATATCAAACATTCGCTCCGTATATCCA